CGGGTGGAGGGGCCGTTAGGGTAAGAGTTGGAATAACTGTGTAGTTGGCATTGGCCCCTAAAAGAATTGATTGAACACCAGAGCCGAAGAAGGGGTTCTTAGGAACAGGGGGGCCTTGGGCGAAATCTTGGGCGATGTTAGAATCAACAAAGGTAACACCTGTACAATTTCCACAAAAGCCAAAAGCGGCACCGACAGGGACGGCGTTAGTTTGACGGATTTCGGCTTTGTAAACATTGTAGCTAACTGCACCAGTGACGGCTGTCCAAGTAACAGTGTTGCTTCCTGCCACGGTTCGTTGGTCGACGATCGCGGCTAAGACAGCATAAGCCGAAGGAACTGATTCCTGTCCACTTGCGTCTACAGCAGTTATTACATACGCATAGTTCCATGTGCCTGCTGCAAGGGTAGTTGCGACAGCTTGACCAACAGGCGCGGCAATTGTGGAACCGAAGACGATCGGGACTAAGGTCCAATTAGTAGCAGAGATTAAAGTAAGTACATATGGGGGGTAGTTAGGATGATTAAGAATCATCGTGTTGACGTTTTGAACATATTTAACTGCCGCAAGCTCAGCGGCCAAGTACGGGCTGGCGATTTGATAAACTCTAGAGACCGTACCTCCGCTCACATAAGCAGTGAATGTTGTGGTGTCGACAGTTGCACCACTTTGAGCAATAAGAGTGATTGACCCTGGAGTACGATTGGCGACGAAAAAGGTGCCTCCATTGAGTTGGGTCATCCCAACAATACCATTGATTACGACCAAATCACCATTAACGAGAGTGTTAACAACAGAAATGACACCTGGGTTGGCTTGGGTTATGCCTGTTATGGTAGCTGGAGCTTCCAACACCGGCGCACCATTAGAATAAAACCTTAACACTCCAAAGCTAAATTCTAAGATGTAGGATACCGCTACTGAGGCTTGGAATCCTATGATACGAACCGTTTGATCATTAGTTCTAGCTTGTTGAATGAATTTTGTACCGGAACGAGCGGTTGCGCCACCACGATAGTCAACGAAGAAATTCTGGAGCAGCGCGGCGCCGGAGTGGTACTTGGCAATGTCGACGCGAGCGTTTAAGGCTGGTGCCCATTCACCTGCGTTGAAGCTATGTTGAATTACAGGTTGTGAGGTCATCAGAAAGCTGGCAAGATGCCGCCCCAATCAAAAGCGTTGTACGGGCCTGAGGTGAAACCGTCGGTATTCCAGATCCCACGGATGCGGATGAAATCTGGGGTTACGTCATTTATGGTTAGGCCTTCGTTACTGTCGGCTTTGCGAGCTTCCATGATGGAATTGTTGGCGCGACCTATGCAGAGGTTGGCTGCGCCTTTATCGCCACTAAGCCCCATGACTATATCTGCGCCAAGGGCGTTTGCCATAGCGTCTTGGAACAAGGGGTCCCAGATGTTAGGGTCTGTGATCTGCTTCACATAAGCAAGGGTGGCGAACTCTTGGTTCGTCAGAATCACACGCTGAGAGGCTTGAGCGCCAAAGGTAAGGGTGAAGGTGGCTCCGGTACCAACTCCAGTTGTTGATCCTTGGGCCACTGGGTTTGTCTGTGGGAGGAAGTAAGAGCCTCCAAGGGGAACAGCAGCGGCAGTATCGATGACTTGGGAGATAACAGAGACTGTCCCAACAACCCCAGCCGGGGCGGTGAGGACTTGAAGGATAACGGGAGCACCAATTGGTGCGTTGGTGGTAAGGCCTGAAGCAAGAGTGATGAGGTCGCCGACTGCATAGCCTGTGCCTCCTACTGCTACGGCAGCCGCGGTGACTGGATAGAATTGATCGATCCCAACTTTGTAACGGATCGGCCCACCCATCCACAAGGAAGAGGCGCCGCCAGTTACGGCTGTTGTGATGGGGATGCCTGAGGCAAAGCCGGTTTGGATCGCCGGGATGATCCAACAGGGTTTGAGACAGTCATTAGGAAATTGGTATTCATAAGCCCACGGCGGCATGGGCTGGCCTTTTTGCCAAAGCGTAGTGGCAGCGGAGGTGTTTTCAGGGGTGCCTGGGACGGAAGAAATATAAGTGAGGTTGGCTGTGTTCAGAGCACAATCCCATGGGGCCATACGAAGCAGGCTATCCCGAGTATTACCATACGTCAGGTTAGCCTGTATCGCTTCGTTCGAGGAGTTTGCTGCAAGTTCCGCCGCAGTGACAGTCGTCCGCGAGCCGAATGATTGGAGGGCAAGGTTGACGATGTCGGTCTGCGTTGTCACGGATCAGCCCTTTCCTTGAGTTCCACAAGTACCGTGGTTGGTACCGCCAAGGCCAGGACCCTGACGCATTTGGCCGGAAGGGCCGACAGGAGGGGAATAGCGGATTGGCTTTGGGTCGCAGCAGCCACCGTTGGTGGCGCGGCCAGCATCGGATTGAGAAGTATCCGGGCCGTACTCTTTCAGGATGTCACCCATCACAGCCTCCGTCCAACTGGAGCGGGAGCCGGAGTTTCTCCTTCGACAATAGGCTCTTCCTTTACCACTTCCTTAGAAGGACGGTTGGCCATTGCTTCAAGCTCCACCGCTGCTTCATGAACAATAGGGCGGAGCTTGGGATGTTGCAGGGCCTTCTCGGTAACGGTGAGAAGTAGAAGAGCACGTTCAAAGTCCATCTTAGCCATTAGTGTTCTCCCTGAGAGCCAGAGTTAGAGGTGGTCTTTTTAACAGGACGCGGAGCAGAGAAGCCGCGTCCGTCGTAGAGTGGGGTGGGGTTTTGAAATACGATATCACCCATCTGCTCTGCTCCTGCAGGAGACACAACATGGGGAATTGGTTCAACCTTCATTGAGGTCACTGTGACCCCTGCTCGACCTTGTTTCATTTCTATTCCTTTCCTTTGGTTAAAAGCCTAGTGTGGTCCCAACGATTCTCAGGATCCTCCGCCATCTCCCTGCGGACCTTTTCGAACACTCCACCATCGAGATGGAGTTCGTTTAAGAGTTGGCGGAAGCGATCGTCACAACGTTCCATTTCTCTATCGACATGTGGTGGGGCCGGGATACCAAGGGTGACATATTCACCTTTGATATGGACGATGTCGTGGTAGTAGTTTGCAAACCGCCGCATCTTCTCAGGAATTTCGCTTTCGGCTTCTGTCATAGCGTTGACGACCTTCGTCAACATCTGACGGATCAAGGTCATTTCCTTTGACATACGTTCGAGATAGACCTCGGCGGAGTGTTCCGGCTCAGGCATTACTTACCCTTCTTGGGTTTGATAATGCCCTTTCCGGTGTCGGCCCGGTTGAACTCCTTCGCGACCTTTTGAGGGATCCCGACCTTTTTGGCAAAGGCAGGATTGTGGGCGGCCGCGGCCATTGTGCGTGCTTGCTTAGGGGATTTGCTTGGCATTGGAAGTCTCCTTTTACCATCCCATACATTGAAAGACTATTACATCCGCCGCGGCAGTTGTCGCAGTGAATGTGACTGAAGATGCAGTGTTGGCAGTTTGTTTCAGAGTATCTGCAGAAGTGGTTTGATCCTGGGCATTACAGGTGTAGCCATTCGGGGCTGTGGGTAGGGCCGAAAGGATTATAGTGCCTGCCGCACAGACGGCTGCCGAGAACTTTCCTGCTGTGGCGCCACCGACAAAGCTTGATGCTACGCAAGAACCGGTTGTGCCGATAGGAACGGTACCTGTAGACATGTAAACCTTAGCGGCCACGCCTCCAACACCTGGATCAATGGCTATGTTGCCATGCGAGACTCCACCAGAGGGTTGTACACGAGCGGCTTCCACAATGCCTGTTGTTGCTGTGGGCGTTGAATAGAGACTCAGGTAGCTGCCGGTTTTGGTGCCTGTGTATGCTTCAGACGACCACATGATGAAGCCAGATGCCGCAATGTAGGTCGATCCGTTCCAGCCATACGCGAAGTTGGCGTAAATCGGTTCGTTCGCGGCTGCTATCGTGGTCTTGGAAGCTGCAGTTCCATCAGCCCGGGATCCCAGAATGAGAGCTTCATTGCCGAAAGCGTTTACTTCATGCGCGACTACTTGTGTGTCTTTACCGACCGTGCGCGATACGGTATTTGACGCAACTGGCAAGGCACCAACGACACCACTTGTTACATTGCCATTGGCACTTAAAATGCCCTGAGGACTGGAATCAAGAATACCAAAAGACCCTGTGTTTGTAAGTATGGCTAGGGTTGCGCTATTGGCTTGATTCCGCCAAAGGGTTCCATTTGAGCCACCAAGGAACTCGTTGAATGAAGTCGTTCCGCCCGGCCCACCAAGCAAGCAGTTCTGTGGTCCACTTGCCGTTCCAGAGCCGAAGCAAACAACGCCTGAGTTGAGTGTTCCAGGGATGTCCGCATCGTTGGGCGGCATAAGGCCGTTCCATTGAATAGCCCCAGCGGAGATAGCATCCCATTTATTACCTGTAACGGTGAAGCCGTTTAAGGCAAAGGAGGCGGAAGGGGTACCAACGATAGAGCCGGTGTCGGCTAAGAGTGTGAATTGGCCATAGGTGACATTGGCTGTGAAGGATAAACAGGCTGTGGTGCAGTTGACGCGGACTTCACCATAGTGAGATCCTTGCATTAGATAAGAGGCATTTACACCTGTGTGGATGGTGGTTGCGCCAATTGAGTCGTTGATTTCAACATAGGAGGATACTCGGTTGGCGTAGACGGCTTGCAGACCTGTGGCGACGGATGCCAAGTCCATCTTGGTCATTATGATGCGGCCGCCGAGCAGGGCTTGGATTGATGCCTGGGCTGTGCTTGAAACGCTAAAGCCCCGGAGGCTTACGGAGCATCCGTTCTGGATGTCGAATGCTGAACTAGCACCGCCCGCGACGAGGACATTAGTTGGGGTTGTGGTGTCGCCGGTGAAGGTGACTGTACCGTAACCAACCCAAGGTTGTAGACAGGCCATACCGGCGTAGCTTACGGCAGGTGTGGCTACGTTTACTGTTACAGCTTGGAAGTTGAGGTCGTAGGCACCGATCCGAGATA